CGTCCAACCCGGCGGTGAGTTCAGGCAGAGGCCAGGGCATGGAGTTCCTCGAGGAGCAACTACTGCGCATGGGCGCCGAGGGCTTCGCTCGGGAGCACCTTGGCGTGTGGGACCCGCCGCCGTCATCCTCGGCGCTGTCGAAGATCCCGGCCGAGGCTTGGAAGTCGACCGCCGTCGACCAGCGCGATGCGCCGGCGGTCAAGGCCGGCGAACCGGCGCTGTGCTTCGCCGTGTCTCTCGACGGTGAGTGGTCCTCCATCGGCATCGGATATGGCACGCTCGGCGACGCCTACGTCGAGGTCGTCGAGCACCGCCGCGGTACCGCATGGATGCCCGCTCGGCTGGTCGAGCTGATCGATACATGGGACCCGATCGCCGTCGGGTGCAACCACGCTGGTCCGACCGCTGCGCAGGTGCCTGCGGTGCTGGAGGCGTTCAAGTCCGCCGACATCAGCGCCGATCGGCTCTCGACCATCAATGCTGCCGCATGGAAGGACGCCTGTGGCGGGTTCTACACCGCGGTGAACGAGGCGCAGGTTCGCCACCTCGACGGCCAGTTCGCACTCGACGAGGCCGTGCATGCTGCCCAGGAGCGCCGCCTCGGTGACGGCTTCGCTTGGGACGCGCGAGGGTCGATCGCTCCGCTGTCGCCGCTGGATGCCGTGACCGGTGCCCGAGCGCTGTTGCCGACCGAGGCAGTCGTAGTGCAGTCCAAACCGGTGTTCGCGTTCTGATGCTGGAGGTGCGCTGATGATCTCGACGTTCCTCGAGTTGGCCGGCGCCGTTGCCCTGGTCGCCGCCGCCTTCACCGTCAGCATGACCGCCGGCATGATCGTGGCGGGCATCGCTTCGATCGCGGTGGGCGTGCTGATCGAACGGCACGGCCACTGATGGGCTTCGTGCTGCGACCCGAGCAGCGATCCATCACCGCTGGTGACGTGATCGCAGCCGTGAACGCCCAACGACTCGGGTCAACCGACACAGTGCCGGTGGATGTCGACTCAGCCATGCGCCTGTCGGCGGTCTGGGCGTGCATCCGGCTGATCGCCGGCGTCGGCTCGACGCTGCCGCTCGACGTCTACCGCGGCACCGGACAGAGTCGGACTGAGGTGCAGTCCTCGCTGTTCGACCTCCCATACCCCGATGTCACCCTGCCGATGTGGCTGCACCAGATGTGGGTGTCGCTACTGACCGACGGCAACGCCTATGCCCTGGTGTCCTCGACCAGCGGCAACGGATGGCCGACATCCTTGGAGCTCATCGATCCGGGCCGCGTCTCATGGACAGCCAACGGTGAGCGATGGATGGCCCGCATCGACGGCCAACCCGTGGACCTGTTCCCGACGGGTCAACTATGGAAGGTGTCGCTGTTCACCCGTCCCGGTGTCCCGTTCGGCATGTCACCCATCGACCATGCCCGGTACACGATCGGCGCCGGACTTGCCGCCGAACGCTTCGGGGGCCAGTTCTTCACCAAGGGTGGCACCCCGAATGCACTCCTTTACGCCGAGTCCGACCTAACCGCCGAGCAGGCAGCGGCGGCTAAGCAGGCGTTCGTTCGTGCCACATCCGGCACCCGTGAGCCAGCGGTACTCGGCGCCGGATGGCGCTATGAGCGGGTGCAGGTGTCGCCCGACGAAGCGCAGTTTCTCGACGCTCAGCGCTTCACCGTGGAGCAGATAGCGCGCATCTACGGCGTGTTTCCCGAGATGATCGGCGGCGCTGCAAGCGGGTCCGCCGTCACCTACGCCAACCGCGAGCAGCGAGCAGCGGACTGGCTGACTTTCGGCTTCATGCCGCTGCTCGTCCCGGTGGAGGCGTCGCTGTCGCTGCTGGTACCACGTCCGCAGCGGGTGAAGTTCAACATCGACGCCGTCCTGAGATCCGACCTCAAGACCCGTTACGAGTCCTACGAGATCGCCGCACGCATCGGCGACATCGGCGGGACGCCGCTCCTGGGCGTGAACGAGATGCGTGACCTCGAGGACATGCCGCCTGTCGACGGCGGCGATCAGTTTGACCGCAAGACCGCAACAACAGCGGCATCCCCTGAAGGAGCGTCATGAGCGACGATCCCCGCACTGATGCGCCAGCAGACCCTGAGCGCCGCCAGGTGACCGGACTCGAGGTCCGCGACGACGACTCAGGTGCCCCAGTCCTGTCCGGCTACGCGACCGTCTACGAGTTCCCCTACTCCGTCGGAGGATTCAACGAGGTCATCACCCGCGGTGCCGGATCGAAGACCGCCAAGGACGGCGACATCCGACTGCTGGTCAACCACGACGGTGTGCCCCTGGCGCGGTCGAAAGGCGGCGTCGGGACGATGACCGTCGCCAGCGACGACATCGGCCTGCGCATCGAAGCTCCACTCGATCCCGCCAACCCGCGAGCGGCCGAGGTCATCTCGGCGATGAACCGTGGCGACATAGACGCCATGAGCTTCGGCTTCAACGTCGTCGGCGGGCGCGAGTCGTGGGACGGCGATCTCCGCCGCATCGACGAGTTCCGTGCCGTAGACGTGTCGATCGTGACCTACCCGGCAAACCCGGCGACGGTCGTGAAGATGAGGGCGGAGACGCCCTCGACCGAGTCGCCCGAGGGTGCTCGGAGCCTGGACCTGGCGAAGCGCCAGGCGCAGGCAGACAAGTCCCGCCGTCACTGAGCGGCACCACCAGCCACGCCGGCCATAGCGCCGCGACCATCCGCCGGAGCCACACATGTGGGCCACCACGGTCGACGCACGCAACGCCACGAGGCCACCCCAACCATTCAAACGCACCCCTGGAGGTTGCACATGTTGGAGCAGATCCGCTCCCTGATCGCGGCCGCTCTCACCGAGCGTGACGCCGCACAGGACGCCCTCGACGCCATCATCGCGTCGGCGGAGTCCGAGAACCGGTCCGAGTTGTCGGCCGACGAGGTCACCCGTTTCGACGCCGCACGCGCCGAGCTCCGTTCGATCGACGAGCGCATCGAGGGCCTCCAGGCCCGCGAGGCGGACCTCGTCGAGGTCGAGGACCGGCGTGTCGCCGCCCAGGCCGCACGCTCCGAGGTCGGCATCCCCGCCGTGACCGTCACGCGCGAGGAGCGCACCTACCGCCCCGACGGCGACCACGACTTCTTCCGTGACGCCATGCGGGCGCGGTTCGACCACGACGCCGACGCGACGGGTCGACTCAGCCGTGCCCGTGATGAGGCGCTGGCGGAGTACCGGTCCACGACTGGCAACTTCGGCGGACTCGTCGTCCCGCAGTACCTCACGTCGCAGTTCGCATCGGTGCTCGTCTCGGGTCGCCCGTTCCTCTCAAACGTGACCCAGGTGGCGCTGCCCGCCGACGGCATGAACCTGACCATCCCGCGTGGAGCGACCGGCACGTCCGTCGCAGCGCAGGAGACGCAGAACACCGCCGTGGCGAACCAGACCTACACCACGTCGGACCTCGTCGTTCCCGTGCGGACCTTCGCCGGCCAGCAGGTCGTGTCCCGTCAGAGCATCGACCGTGGCACCGGCATCGCTGACATCCTGCTCGGTGACCTCTACCAGCAGTACGCCACGAAGACCAACGTCTCGGCCATCGGCGGCGATGGCTCCGGCGGAGGCCACTACGGCGTCCTGAACACGACCTCGGTGCAGACCGCGGCGTGGACCGGCACGACCGGTGCATCCCTGGTGGCGTCGCTGCACAACGCCCTCGGCAAGGTCAACACGTCCCGGTTCGCTGCGGCGGACCTGATCGTGATGCACCCTCGCCGCTGGGCCTGGCTGTGCGCTCAGTCCGACACCGCCGGGCGGCCGCTGGTGCAGATCGACGGTCCCGGCTTCAACGCCCAGGGCAACGGCGACGCCGCAGGCTACGGCCGCGTCGGATCCGTGGCGGGCGTGTCGGTCGTGACCGACGCCGGCGTGCCGATCAACCTCGGCGCATCCACCGACGAGGACCGCATCATCGTCACCCGTCGGGCCGACAACCTCTTCATGGAGGACGCGGGCGCTCCCGTCGGCCTCCAGCTCGAGGAGGTCCTGGCGGACCAGCTGTCGGTGCGCATGGTGGCCTTCGGCTACTCGGCGTTCACCGCCGGTCGCTACCCCGTGGCGTCCTGCGTCCTGCAGGGCACCGGGTTCAAGCAGGTGCTCACCTGAGCACTGCCGATGTGGCCCGGGCAGAGATGCCCGGGCCACTCCACATACAGGAGGGTCAATGGGTCAGGGTCACCCAGGACGCGTCCTCATGGCGTTTCCGTCGACGGGTCACGACATCTCGACACGCTTCCTGCGCTCCTACGTCGAGATGGACGTCTACGACAGGGAGCGTGCGGTACAGGCGTGGGAGGCGATGGGAGCGCCGGAATCACCGACGCCGATAGATCTCCGCATCCTGCACAACTACGTCGCCATCGAGGCGTCGACGAACCTCGCGAAGGCCCGCAATCGGCTGGTGCAGGAGTTCCTCGATACCCATACCGATTGCGACTGGCTGTGGTTCTGCGACACCGACATGGTGTTCAGTCCCGACACGCTGCACCGACTGGTCGCGAGGGCCATCCAGTGTGAGGTGAAGATCCTCGGCGCACTGTGCGTACTGGTCACCGCCGACGGTGCCATCCCGACGATGTTCATTCCCGACGACGACTCGGTCACCAGGGTCATGCTCGACTACGTCGAGGATCAGGTCGCTGAGGTCGCAGCGACGGGCACCGGATGCCTGTTGGTGCATCGTGACGTACTGGTCGACATGCACTCGGCGGCGGGCGGGTCACCCAACGCATGGTTCGGCTTCGACATCCATCACACCTCGACCGGTGAGTGGATGATGGGTGAGGACATCTCGTTCTGCCTCAGGGCTCGCGACGTGGGCCACAGCACCCACGTCGACACGACGCTGCACGTCGGCCACCACAAGGGACCGAAGGTCTGGTGGCCCGAGGACGCTCGCACTCACCCGGTCACCCCGGACTACTTCGAGACAACCTCAGCGTGATCGGACCCGACGCCGGCCGCTACCTCATCGCCGGCCAAGGTCGCCCGGTCGTTCGCCCGTTCCACCTCCGCTGGTTGGCACCGAGGCTGTGCCACGACGACATGCGCCGCTGGTGGGCACTGTGGGGGGCCTCCTGGGTGGTCGCAGCACTGGGCGCCTTCTGGTGGGGCCACGGTGAGGGCCTCGATGCGAGTCACGCTGCGGCGCTGGCGGTGATGCTGCTGGCGCTGCCCGGAGTGCTCGGACCGGCCGGTTCTCACCCGGTCGGTGCGGACCTTCCGTCCTTGGCGCTCAGCCTCGTCGCTGCCGGTGCGTTCAGCGCCGGATGGTGGCCGATCGCCATTGTCGCACTCATCGTCGCCACCGGGTTCAAGGAGACGGCACCGCCCGTCGTGGCGCTGTGGTGCTGGTCGCCGTTGCCACTGGTCGGACTGGTCGTCGTGGTGCTCACAGCACTCATCCGCCATCCAGGCATGGATCCGGTGACGGCACAGAATCCAGTCCTACGCCACGTCCATGACCACCCGATTCGCTCGGCGATGGAGCACCACCGAGGTCGGTGGCGTGATGCATGGCTGATGGTGGCGCCATGGGGGGTGACGCTCGCAGCGCTGCTCGATCCGTCGCCAGCGCTGATAGTGGCGCTCATCATCGCCTACGCACAGTTGCTGGTCGCGACCGACAGCGTCCGGCTGTACCAACCCGTTGCCGGGCCACTCATGGCGCTCGGTGCTGTCACGGTCATCCCCGACAGGTGGCTGTTGCTCGCTGTCGTCGTCCACGTCGTGTGGTGGAGGCGACCGGAGGTCGTGTGATGCATCCAGAGGCGATGGAGTGGGTGCAGCGGTGGGCGCCGGGCGGGCCGATCGTCGGCCTCGACATCGGTGGCCGCA